GCGCACGATTCATAACCGAATTCATAAGTTGTTTAACAAAGGGAACTCTTCCATGATATTTTTTAAATAAAGAATCCGCTTTATCTTTTGATACTCCAAGTTCTGCCTGAAGTTTATTTTTACCCATTCCATAAAACAATCCAAGATTAATTGTCTTGGCCTGTTTTCGTGGTATGTCAGCCATCTCAGCTACAATTCTATGAAAGTCTGCGTTGCCTTCTTTGTATGACTCTAAGACTTCGTTGACGCCATACATTTGTTGAAGGGCTGCGTAGTGTACAACCAGTCTTGGTTCCTGTTGGTTGTAATCAAAACAACCCCACTTACAACCTTCATCCGGCAGAAACAAAGAACGAATCATAGGACCCAATTCTTTATTTCGTGCCGGGATTTGCTGAAGGTTTGGATGGGCGTAGGAAAATCTTCCGGTGACTGTGCCACCGTTGTCAGATCTTAGCTGATTAATTTCAGAATAAATTCTTCCTTTGTGCGCATGTTTTAAAATAGTATCTATAAATGTGGTATGTGCTTTATTAATTTCTCTGGCTTGAGCAATGAGCTTGACCAGTGGATGAGGGTGATTACTTAAAAAATTCTTAGTAAATGAAGGGGCGTGTGTCTTTTCTGTTCGGTCATAATGTATCTTCAATTTGTCAAAGACTTGTGCTATACTTCTGGCCGCCCAAATTTGCACTTCGATATCTGTTTCTTTCTTGACTTTTTCTAAAAGCTTGTTCTCTTTCGCAACTAATTGTTTTTTATATTGTAATGCCTGCGCTTCATCAACACGTACGCCTTTGTGTCTCATCGCTACGAGACAAGGAAAGAGATCACTTTCTAATTTGAAGATGGCTTCTAAATCTTCATTTATAATTCTTTGTTTTAATTCCTGCCATAAATAATAGGTAATTTCCGCATCCTTTTCGGCATACGCTCCTACATATAATGCAGGAAGTTTATACATTTCAGCTTTCGGATCGACTCCCCATTCTTTAGCTGCGGCATATAAGGCTGCTTCATCTTTTCCTTGGCCAATATATTCTCTTGAGCAAGAGTTAAGATCATATCTTTTACGATTCTCGTCAATGATGGCTGTAGCAATCATGGTGTCCACAATTCTACCGCCCAATGCAATATTGCCTAAGGTTCTAATCCAAGAAATATCATACATTGCATTATGAAAAATTTTAGTGGCGTCTGTTTTTAAAACATCTCTGAACCAAGACAATACTTTATCGCGATCCATATTCCCTCCGCCGCCATGAGCGATAGGAAAATAACCTGACCATCCTTCAACAGCGACCGCAATGCCTGTGATACAGCCATTACCGGTAACAGAACCTGAACCCATTTTAACAAGGTCAGGATCTTTAGTTTCCAAATCGATAGCTATTTCTTTATGCTTTGAGAGATCTGGAAATTCCTCGGGAGGAATCCATTCAGTCTGGGGTCTGAAGAGAGGCGTCTGTAACATTATTTTTGAGTTTCTTTCCACTTGTTGTAACCCTCAGCCCAAGTTTCCGTTGGTTCTTCCTCTCCGGAATAATCACGTTCAATAATCATGTCGATAAAATGTTTAGCTTTTTCTAAATCTTGTTTGCCGTCTTTATAAGGATGACGACAAATGTATTTAATAATATTGCCTTCGGCAAATAACATTTTGTTTTCTATGACAAATTTACTCGGCTGAATTTTCATCTTGCGATAGTGGGTTCCTCCAATTTGTTTTTCCCAAATGCTCATATTACTCCTCCCATAAATATTCTATTTGCAAAATAAAAAGTTAACATTAATAAAAAAAATAAATCATCTGTTGCAGCCGGAGGCATTATATTTTATATCCTTTATACATATCTCTAGGTCGCACGATATGTAGTGTTTCTTTTGTTCTAGTTGCTCCAACATAAAATAATCTTTCTTCATCGTCAGGATTTTTATCATATCCTTTTTTGGTGTTTTCTGTCAGATCTGTTAATAAAACTACATTATCACATTCTCCACCTTTTGCACCATGGATGGTAGATAAATTAATGCGTGGATCTTGATTTAATTTTTCTCCATTAATACGCATGGAACGAATATATTCAACTCGT